AAGCTCTTCAAATGACATGTTTGACACTGATTCAATAGCTTCAGCGGTAGCTTCTGGATTACTCATATTAGGAACGCCATTTACGCTCGGCGGTGCGATTCGCAAGGACGTTAACGCAAAAATAGTGCATTTGTCAATAGTAAACATTTGCAATCAGATTTGTCATGCAAAATAATTCTTGCTTAAACTTATGGAAAAAGCAAAATAACCCCGCAACAAATACAAAAATGAAACTAATCAACTTTATTCAATCACTAGACTGGTCACTAATTACTCTTTTCTTTTTATCGGTAACGCTGGGGTTTGTTGCAGCTCACCCTTGGATTTTAACGGTAATTCGTGACTGGATAATGCAATGAAAACAAAAAACTAACCCCGCAACACACAAAAATATGAACGATAAATTTCAAGTAGGACACGTAGGATGGAGTCCAGATTACAAATCCAATAAATCAAAACCAATAGTGTTTTTCAAAGCAGATCGAATAGACAAAGCACTTTTTATTTATACTCTTAATGGAGTGATAAAATGCTACTTTGCTGGGGAACTTGACGAGGAGGAAGAGGCAACACTTCTAAAAGAAGGATGGCAATACACAACAGTGATTGACCCAGCACTGTGGATTGAGGCGATGGCAAACGGGTATCAAGAACCAAGCGATATGCTTGATGAACTGCAATTTTTACCTACTTGCTAATCCAAAAAGAAAACCCGTAGAGGGTTTAATCTCTACGGGTCTCTGAACACAAGAGCTGAAAACAAAACAGCGAGGAAATAAAAGCAGAATCTGGACGGATGTCAACCTTCTTTTTTCAAGAGAATCAAAAGCTCGTCCAGAGTAGCAACGCTGCCGACAATTTTCATGACCTCGTTTGGCTCTACGCATTGGCGCAAGTCACCAAAGAAACGCTCGCGCTCATCTCGGATGAATTGGATAATTGCTTTGAACTCATCACGGTCGGAGAGAGCTTCAACAGCTTGGACAATAGTTGGTTTAGGTAGTGGTGTCATTTACGCTTAGGTGATTTCTTAGGCATCTTACCCATCTTGATTTCAATTTCAACGTAACCTTTGCCTTTACCTTTACGTTCCATCTTTTCGCGATTATTGCCGCATGATTTAGTTTTTTTCATAGAGTTATTTCATTGATTTACTTCCGCTGCATTTCCATTTTTTGCGGGATAGGTTATTCGGCGAGTTAGGATCACTGCGCCAGTTGCCTTTGATAGCATTTGACCTAGCGCAATAGGCATCGCCTTTGGCAGTGCCAGGACGAATACGATCCCCACCGTCAGCAGCTTTACCTGCTTGCCCATACTTGATGGTTTTCTTACGACCGGTAGCGGGATTTGTTACAACTTTCTTAAATCTTTTTTCCATATTAGTAAGCCCATTTAGCGTCTCCAAGTATTTCCGTTGAGTCTTGCCACCAGTCATCCCATTGTTCGTTTGTAGCAACATTCCAACTAGGGATGCACTCAGCAGCACCTTCTTTAACTAAGCTGATTGGCAACCATTTCAAACGATTGTTTGGATAGATTGCAATCTGACCATTTGACAGCTTTACCACGTTTCCTTCTTTATGCTCTTCCAGAAGCTCAACATCGCCGATGTCTAGCGTTCCAGCAGCTTGTCCTTCAGGAAGAAAGTCGATTGTGAACCAGTAATGTCCACTCATCGGCTCGCATCCTTTACCCATGTTGACTAGCATTGGAACATCGCAAAGCTGGCTTTTCTGCCATACTTCGATGCTGCCAGACAAACACTCCCATAGCTGCACCTTGTGAAGAGGCAGATTTGTTTGCTCTCCATCTGGCTCATACCAGTAAATGCAATGTGGAGGAATCTTGTCAAAGCAAGCAGCGTATTTATCCACCCATACTTGGAAGCAGAATGGACGATTACGCATCGCGCGGACGCTGACTAGCCATGCAGGTTCATACTCCGTCTCGCTGCCACCAAAGGCATCGCAACGAACATATACTCGGCACTTTGGTAGGTTAGCGTTTCTCATCGGTATATAGATGTTTTCTTAGCTATTGATTTAGGTTGCTTTACAAATTGTTTACCTTGCGCATTACCTTTTGCTTTAGCGCGATTAGTTGACGCTTTTTCGGAAGGACTAAGCGCACTCCATGCAGCATCTGGCAAGTATCGTTTTTTGCCCTTGCTAGGTTTGCCATCGGAGGTTCGCCACTTCTGGTCACCCCAACTCTTTAGTGATTGCTGGGATGGTTTCATCGGTATCCGCCGCCTTTCTTCTTGTATTCACTAGCGAGGAGCTGTGCTTTTCTGGCACTCCATTCTCCAGGATCACCACCTTTTGTTCCAGCTTTGATCTTGTTGAATAATGCTTTCCTCATGGTGGGCTTGGTGTAGTTTCCTGCTGCGTTGACTGTGGACTTCTTTTTCATTGCATCATTGTAGGAGTTTTTTGATTTCAATAGCTACCTGATCGGCGGTCAAGTTGCGGAGCTTATCGTCTGCCCATTCGTTAATGTAATCCTCGGAAAGAATCCGCCAAGACCCATCAGGGCATTGGTAGATTTTCAGCGTGAATTCCTTTTTGGGTTCTGCGGTTGCGTTCATGTGTGCGAGAACTTTGGAGATTTCCGCAAGAATTGCAACTTTTTTATTGTTCCATTCCTTGGGTTGTTACGCCGCCCATCTGTGCTGGAGCCGTGCCAAGACGACCGATTTCAGCGTTCTGGGCTTGCATCATCATCATCTGGTATTGCCCCATGTATTTCTGCAAGCGAGCCGCGAAAGCCTCGTCAGACTGCGCCCTAGCCGCAACATCGGGCTGCTGGACGTAAGCCTGAACCATCTGCATTGCAATCTGTGCGCCATTAGGTTGAGCGGGAACTTCAATACCAGCAAATATCTTAGCAAGGTCATCGGTTACGTTCTTCTGAACCTTCTGCTGTGCCTCTTCCGCTGGTTGCAGAACGTAATCCGCAAAGATTGGATTGATCGAGGAGGCAGCAAACTCAAGGAGCTTATTCACATCCATGATTCCATTACGATCCAACTGAACCAACTGAACCATGTTCTTCAACTGAGTTTCCGCTGTCTCTGGGTCACTAGACAATGAGTCAAATGACACCATGATTGAGAAGTTCTCATCAGGGCTACCCTTGGTCATTACCTGTGGGTTAGGGTTGCCAGTCACTTGGAAGAATACTTCATCTGGTCCCATTCGCTGATATAGCTTCCATGCCATTGTAAGCACATCTTTAACGTGGTCTAGGAACTTGCCAATGTAATACTGTTGACGCGCCGATGATAGAGGATTTGTGAGATCAAGTCCAATAGCACGGTCTGCTTGTCCACGCATGGAAAGCTCGCTTTCAACAGAGCCGTCATCGCGAGGGGGAATAGGACCGAATGCGATTTCACCTAGTCGGCGATATGGCACTCTGCGTCCAGGACCCCAGTCAGATGGTGGGCGACCAGCAGGGTGCATAATCGGAGGTAATGTTGCCAAAGACGCACGGTCGATACGACTGTCACGTTCTGTCTTGATTTGCATCTGTGGACCACGAAGAATGTCAGAGAAGGTCTGCACTTCATACATCCGCTTCTGATCGTTAGCTAACCGAGTTACCACAAATGGGTAGTCATCGTAACCGTTCAGAAGCTCATGCTTGGCAAACCCATCAGTTTGTGGATGGAACACGGTGCAATAGATGCCCTCGGAACCATCTTCTTCGTCAATCAAACGCTGATACGCATAGACAACCATGACAAGATCATTGTCGTCAGTAATTGGCAAGCGAGTTTGAGTCTTTACTTTCTCGCCATCGAGATACATGGAATCTTTTCCACGGAGAGTTTCAATAGCGTTATCCACCCAATCCCTATCCCATCCTTCATTTGTCACCTTTTTCTCAAGCTCCTGTGCTGTAAGGAATGTTCGCCAGAACATGTATGGTGCGCGTTGTGGATCTGAGATGTAGGATGGGAACATTACCTCGCCATCTGGAGCGCAAGCATAAACTACAGGGCAGTCAACAGTTTGGCGGGAGAGCGGAATTTCAGCAACACCCATCTTGCGCAGGTCTTTGATTGCCTTCTTCGCTCGCTTAGTAGAAAGATCAGGGAATGATTCTTGAAGCAACTCAATCAACATTAAATCGTCTTGCTCGCTTAGAATCAACTCGACAAGATCAGGCGATG